CCGTTACAGGTTCGACTTCCGCAGAAAATGAAGTCCTGATGCCGTTGGCAATGGAAACTGATAGTTGGGACGACATGAGGGTATCAGGGTTGAAAGAGGTTGACCCGCAGGGCATTATCACATGGGGAACAAATCTTTTCATTCCCTTAAAGCAGACATGGCTAAGGCGTGAAGGCATGGACCCCGATACATGGGCTTACCGCAAGACCTACTCCAAAAACGGTATAGGCGCACCTTACACGGTTGACGTTTCAACTTATCCGGGCGGGATCATCGGCTTAACAAATCCCGAAGGTGGGGATTTAGGACTGACTGTCTTTAACGGCCAGTACGATAAGATAATGACCACGCCAAAGCTGGATTATATTTTCAAGAAAGACATAAACCTTAACGCAATCGCAAATTGCCGGGGTAAGTGTATCGGAAGATATTACCATCTTCTTTACCCCGCTGGCTCAAGCACGGTTCCCGACCATCATTTAGCAATCGACATGAGGCGCTATCCCGACATCCGCGTTTCGGAATGGACTGATTTAAACGGGCAGTGCTTGGAGTCCAACTTTGATACCACAAAGATTTATTTCGGCTGCACTGATGGCTACGTCAGAACTCAAACCGCTGGATATGTCAGTTTTGAATTGGAAACGCATGACATGATCGGCGGGAGTGCCGAGTTAGCCAATGAAATCAAAACATGGCAGTCTTTAAAGTACATGATTGATACGGCTGGTTCCGATGTGACCATGAAGGTTTATATTGACGATGTATTAATGAAATATTCAGACGGTTCGACAGCGAAAACAATTACTGGTTCATCTGAGGCAATGCAGTGGATTAAGACACTTCCCAATGACTGGAAGGGATACAGAATAAGAATTAATTTATCAGGAACGGATTTAAGCAAAGTTGAGATTTACAGTCCGTGGAAACTCGCTTTTGAAGTCACGGCGTAGGAGGCTATTATGTGGGATTGGTTCTCAAGTTTATTTGATACAGGAAATCAGGAAATGCCGGGGATGGATTTGGGCGTTGACCCTATATCCGGCACTATACCCACAGGAACGGCAGAATCGCCGGGAGGCGGTTCAAACTGGACATTCGGAACACCGGAAACTGAGTTTTCGCCCGATGTTATCAGCGCAATGATGTCCCAAAGTGATTTCAATCCCACGGGAACCGATACGGCTGGTGGTACTGGTACGGCGGCTAATTTACCACAAATAACGCCAATGACTGCATTTCAAAACGCCCCGCAAGGCACTCCCTCTCCTGTTACAGAAGGAATGAATAATGGGAACATTATCAAAAATGCCGGAAGTTCAATTATTGACACGATAACCAAAAATCCAAAAACCTCTCTTGGTGTTGGCGGAATACTGGCTAATCTTGCCGGTAATATAATGAACACAAACGCCACAAAGCAAGGTCAGAGCGATTATTTAAAAGCGATTTCATGGACTCCTGAAAAAACAGAAAACTATATGAACGCCCTCAGAAACAACGTGACCAGTCTTTATGGGAATCAGGCAAAGGGCAAAAACGAAGCAATGTCTAAATCAAATGCTATCCGAGGGACGGGCGGCGGCAGTTACGGAAAGAAATCCGAAGATATTGGCCGGGAAATGAGAAGTAATATTGCATCGGCAATGAATCAAGGCGCACTGACTACAAATCAGCCGGTAAACGCGAATCCGAGTGCCTTCACGACCACAAGTCCCGTAGGACAGACATTGACAGGTATAGGCAGTATGGCCGGAAGCACGTTAGGTACGTTAAAAGACTTATACCTTTTGCAGCAATTAAGATTGGCAAAATAGGGGATTACAATGAAAATACTCCGTGAAGGCTGGCAATATTCACGACCTTATACTGAACAGGGCATTGATTCTTGGGCACCGCTAATCAGTGCCTATGAATATTCCGGCGAAGATAAACCGTTTAGCGAAGGCGATCCCGGAGTAAGAACACTTACGCGGCCGGGTGATAAATCATGGGCAGATCGGATTATGGAGGTAGTCGGGCAGATTGGATTAGCCGCAACTTTTGGAGCATTAGGAGCAGGTGCGGGAGCGGCTTCCGGCGGAGCGGCAGCAGCAGAACCATCTATATTTTCCAGCATATTAAGCGGTGCGGTTGAAGGAGTTCCGCAGGGTGCAATAACTGGCGCTAGTGCATCAATCCCATCCGCATTGAAAAAAGGCAGCGTTTCACCTCTTTTATCCGGTGCCGTACTTGGCGGCGTAGCTGGTGGAATACAAGGTGGTATAAGCGGTATGCCGAGCGACACACTAACGCAAGCCACGGAAGCCGTAACATCTTCTGGTGGCGCACCAGACGCTATTCCCATCATTCAGGACATGATTGACACGGCTAATTACAATAAGGCAATTCTTTCCGGTGCTGCCGGTGCAGCGACTTCTGCCGACCCCGGCGTTTCACCACAGGGCGAGGTAAATATACCGCCCACGGGCAGCCTGGACACGTTGGAAAGCCTGATTGAGAATACCGTTGAGTCACGGGCAACAAATTTGCCTTCTGAGTTAGGGCTTGATCCCATACCGAATACCGGCGCACCGATGGAAACAGTTGCGCCCACGGGTACACCTTCACCTGAATTTTCTGGAATGTCCATGCCGGATACAACGCCGGGAGTTTCCACGATGGATTTAAAACAGGCTGCGGGTGATGTTTATAAAGCGGCTAATGCAGGATTACGGGTTAAAAATGTTCTTGATCTATTGCAGAATATTTCAAAGGCGAAAAACAATCCTAAAATCGCTGCAATGCAAAACACAAATGCAATGCCGGTCGGGGCTATCAATCCCACGCTTGGCAACATGGCCGGGAACGAAAAGAACAAAGCATGGGGCGCGGTTTTAGTTTAGGAGATTAAAAATGGAAGATTTCTTTTCATCGTTTCAGAAAGACACGACAGCCAGCCGGATAGTCCCGCTTGCCATGAAGAAACTTGAACTGGATATGGAACGCGAGAAGTTTGACATGGCTAAAACTAAAGCCATGCAGGACATTGGCAGAGAAAATTTATTGCGTTCAAAAATGAATGAATTGTTTAAGCCGCAAGAACAGGAAGTCACATTACCGGCCATTGAAGCCCCGACAGTGAATACTATGTTTGGCGGCAAGGCGACTTTGGGCGAAGGACTGCCAGCGACAACCACAAAACAGACAGTGAATAGGAAACCGAGCATTGACGAAATAACCAGCGTTTTAATGCAGCACGGAAAAGACCCTGAAAAAGTATTGAAAGATTTAATTACAGAAAATAAACCGATTGCAGTCGGGCCACAGAACGATCTTATTAATCCTATAACAAAGGAAATTGTTTATCAAAATAAAAACGTGAAACCCGAAACCTTACCGAGTTGGCAGTCAACAAGTGTTACTGAAAAAGGTGGTTTTCCTATCTGGAAGAATCCGAAATCTCAAGTTACGGAAGTGATTAAACCTGACGGAAAAAGAGAAACCTACGACCCCGCAAAACACGGACGAGAACTGAGCCAAAACTTATCTCAAACGACAATTTACAATAACGACAAAAAGGGAGAAGTGGGTTTTAAAACATGGACACCAGAAGCAAAAACGCAAGAGTTTATGGAACACATGATTACCGGAACACCCCCCGTTAATACAAGAGGACTGGCCGGGGGGGATCGTCAGCAGTATGCGAAAGAATTTGCACAATGGAAAGTGGACAAAGGAATTACCCCACAAGTTGCCTCCGCTCTTAAATCCGACTACAAAGCTAATGACATGTCTTTAAAGAACATGACGAAACAAGAAGCCCCTATGAGTGCCTTTGTTTTGAATATCAACAAACAGATAGGTAAACTTCAAGAACTTTATACTGACGCAAATAGAACGGGATTGCGCGTCTTTGATTACCCCATAAGGGAATTAACAATGAAGGCGAAAGGTAGCGGTAAGGAAGCCTCTATTGCATCCTATCTTTTAGAAGTATCAAACGAAATAGGAAAACTTTCGAGCGGTGCTTCTGCTTCTGTTCAGCAACTTTCCGATTCCGCAAAAGAAGATTGGAAAAAAGTTCATGACCCAAATCTTTCGATGAAAGAAATACTACTCGTATTAAACTCAACCAGAGATCAGGCAAACATGAGAATGTCAACGTGGAGAGAGGCAAAAGAGGAAGTGCGAAAAACAATGCGTTTTCTAGGAACTCCCGAAAAAGACGAAACAACCACGGCACGACCAAACGTAATCAGGTATGACGCTAAAGGTAACAGGATATAATAATGGGCGAACCTATAAGAGTTGAAATAGAAGGACACGACCCGATGGAGTTTCCCGAAGGGACTGACCCTAAAGTAATTGATATGGTCGTAAAACGTGACATTCTTAAAGTTACTCCTTCACCGACTAAAGACACTGGACTTTTAACTAAGTTAGCAAAGGCCGTTGACCCCTATACAAAGTATGCACTTCCGGTATTGGGCGCAGTTAGCGGTGGTGCGGCTGCATTACCAGCCAATTTAATTGCGCCGGGAATTGCAGAGGCTACGGGTATTGGCTTGGGTACGTTGGGCGGTCAACAGTTAGCAAACATGATCGGTCAGAAAGCAGGACGTAGAGGCGGTTTTAACCCCCTAGAACTCTTAACAAGGGAAGTGCCGGAAGCGGGAATTAATGCAGCATCGGGACCATTATTAAACAAAGTCATTCCGGCCATTGCTAAAGTTACGGGCAGGGTCGGCAAGGAAATATTTGGTGTTACGACAGGTGCGGGGCCGGGTGCAACAGAAGAAGCTATTAAGGGCGGTACGGCTTTCAAATCTGCATTGCGCGGAAATATAACGGGTGATGAGGTCGTTGATACAACACGGTCTGCATTACAACAGTTAAAAGATAAAAGAGCATCAGACTATGTAAGTAAATTATCAAAAATAAAAGCTGGTGATCCCGCCCTTGGCGAAGTTGGAATGGTTGGCAATACAGGACAGGAAATTGACACTAAACCTATTTCCGACCACTTAAAAAAACTACTTACTGATTACAACGTCAAAATGATTCCGAATCCCAAAACAGGGAGAGTTGATCTTGATTATAGTAGGGTTGCTATTGGCGAATCTGGCAGAAAAGACATTGAAGGCATTATTAGAACAATCACGGATTGGGGTTCTAAAGAAGGCGATAAAACAGTTGTTGGCCTTGATACTCTAAAAAGACAGTTATCAGACTTCTATTCTGATTCCTCACAAGCTCGTCAGTTTGTTGCTTCACTTACTAAAAAGGTTGGAGATACTATAAAGACGGCGGTTCCTGAATACGGGGAAATGACGAAGGGTTATTCCGAGGCCACCAACTTAATCAAAGACATTGAAAGCGGTTTGATGTTACGCAAAAACGGAATGTCAGGCAGGGTGACTGCCGATCAGACTTTAAAACGCCTTACTTCTGCCATGCGTGAAGGTTCAGAATTAAGACGTGATCTAATAGATATTCTTGGTAATCAAAGCGGACAGGATTTAAGCGGCATGGTTGCCGGATATGCCATGAATCAAGCAATTCCAAGAGGACTTGTCGGGAAAATAGGGGCCGGAAGCGCATTAATGTATCTCAATCCGAAAATGTGGCCTCTTGTCGCTGCCAGTTCGCCAAGAGTTGCCGGAGAATTTCTTATGGTATTAGGTAAAGCAAAACCTAGTAGCGAAACAGTCAGTAAGTCACTGTTGCCAACACTTTACGCAACGACAGCGAATAGTGAAGAAATAAAGAACAAATTACCAAGTAAAGAATATTTAATTAAAAAGATCAAAGGTTATTAAATGCCAGTATCACCGTATCCTATATTAGCGACTGACCCGAACGAAATGCTTACGCAGATGCAATCGTTAATGGATGACCTTTACCAAAATAGAATTGGCGGGGCTAATGTCGGTGACGTGTTTCAAATCGGTGCTGATGATGTTTTGCAATTAAAGTATTTGTCTATCGGCGGACTGCAAAAGATAAACGGTTCTCTGTCGGTAAAACCAAATACTGACTTGGGATTAGATTCCGCTGCCGATGGACTTTATGTCAAATTAAAAGCCGATAACGGTCTAGCCGTTGATACCAACGGTCTTTATGTAAAACTCAAGACAGCCGGGGGAATCAGTGTTGATGCTGACGGCCTCGCATTATCCGCTGCAACAACGCATAATATTCTTTCTGCGACTCATGCCGATGCAGTCGGGGCTTCTGCGGTAGTTGCCGGAGATATTATGATCGGCAACGCAACTCCGAAATGGGACAAGTTAGCAAAAGGCGCAGAAGGTAAATTAGTAAGGGCTGGCGCAGCACTACCGGCGTATTCTACGCTTACCATGCCTGATACGATTGCGGCGGGTTCCGTGTTCGCTGCGAATAGTGCGAACGTATTGGCTGCGATCAATTCCACAACTGGCATAACATATCTTAAAAATACGACTGGAACGGTTGCATGGGCTGACGCTGTAACCAATACACAAGTGCTTTATTCCGATAGCGGCCTTTATGCCGGAGCAACAAACCTGACGTGGAATAAAACAACAAATGTTTTGGCGCTGGCTTCGACAGCTAAATTAACTATGGTTGGCGGCGTTTATACTCCCGGCGCAACAACGGAGTTTAACGTGCTGTCAACTTCTTCCACTGCTGTTTCTGCTACGAGTGAAGGGTTAAGAACGGCAACTTGGAGAATGTTTGATACCCATACTGATGACGTTGATAATGCGTTACTGGATTTAAACATCATTCAAACGTCAAACCCGACAAGTGTCCAGATAAGAAAGACAGGTATTCATGTTAAAATTTTTACACAGCCTGATAATGGGGCTGATACTTCGGGAATTTTAGTAAACCAAACTGGTGGCGGTTGTGGAATAGCCGTCTATAAATGGCCTCGTCTTAGACCAGCAGGCCTTTTTGATTATACTTCATCAGTAACGGTACATGCCGGTTCTTTTATTGTTGGAGAGCAATATGTAATTTCAGTTGTTGGTGATACTAATTTTGTGGCTATTGGCGCAGCTTCTAATACTATCGGGGTTAGATTTATTGCTACCGGCGCGGGAAGCGGTACAGGAGAAGCCTACGTTCAGGGTTTTGTTGCGGCATTAGAAACAGGCACAACTACAGATTCAGCGGCAATACAAGCCCTTGCGGGTATTGAAGGAGCCGGTCTGGGCAACGATTATTCACAGGGGATGCTGGTAACAATGGGCGCAACTTACGCTAAGGGTATTTTAATTCAACCCTTTTGGGTTGCGACATCAGACGGCGATACAAGAGCCGCCTTTGAGGTAGGGAATTTTAATCAAGGCGCAGGAAATGCAAATCTGAAATTTCAACTCTTAATGAACGGACAAATAACTACAGGTTCATGGCATGCGACAACTATTGCGGTTGACCACGGCGGCACTGGCGAAACATCGCTTGCCAGCCTCAAAACTTCTATGTCTTTAAACAGTGTTGAAAACACAGCATTAAGTACATGGGCAGGGACAACTAATATAACGACACTCGGAAGCATTACAACAGGTGGATGGCATGGAACTACCATCGCCTTAGATCATGGTGGTACGGGTCAAACAACAGCAGCGAATGCAAGGACGGCTCTTGGAGTGGGCACAGGCGACTCACCTAGTTTTGCCGCCGTGTATTCCAGCGGGTCTGGTTATTATGGAAATTCCTCTGGTGTAGCATTCCTCACCAGTACGGGAACGACCGTCGCCACAATAACGACATCGGGAACTACTATAAATATAGGCAGCACAGTTTATACATTATCAGTCGTTACCGGAGTAGTGAACGCAACGGCAGTATAAAATAGAAAGGAAATGTTAAAATGAAAGTATTATTGAATCAAACATTGGCAGACATCGAAGGTAAAACAATTCGAGAGGGTGGTGAAGAAAAGGGAGTTGAGTTTACATTAAAAAAAATCGTTATCAATGCCCTTCTTGGAAACTATCAAGACGAAGTAAATCTTAGCGGCGAAGAAAAATTAAAACGCTGGGAAATGGCGTTGACGATAAAGACCGCAGAATCCACGCTTGATTTAAAATCGGAAGATATTGCGCTAATTAAAAAACTTATTGCGAAACTGTACGCAGTAACCATTGTCGGGCAAGCATGGAAAATGTTGGAAAAAGAAGTAGTGGAAGAATACGTTGACAAGAAAGGAAGTATCCTTGACGCATAAGGAGTTAATTTTATGACCACAACAATTACAAAAGGCGTAGCCGGAAATCAGGATTTATCTCTGTACGACGGGGTAAATAATACCTTCACCCGCGAAGATTCAAGCGGAAACACATTAACGCTGAACACCATCGGGAATGTAGTGGACGTGCTGGCGAGTTACGGTGCAGGGGTAAATTACAACTCCACAACGGTAAATGCCGCCCTGACGGCCATCAGCACAAACAAAATGACGCTTGTTCTGCATCCCGGCACTTGGACAATGAATGCTGACATTACGATACCGGCGACAGTGGATTTGCATTGTCCCAAAGGCGTTGTAATTACCACAACCGGGTACACTCTCACAGTCAATGGTATTATAAGCGGCTGGCCGACATTCAGCGGTTCGGGAACGGTTACGATAAATTACACTTCTGTAGCGAGTGCCGCTACAATAAATCTTGCTGCATTGGCTAGTAATTTTGTTCATGTGACAGGCAGTACTGGGCCGGTTACTTCGTTAGGTTCCGTACCATACGGCAAAGAATTTACGCTTGTTTTCGATTCAACGCCTACTTTAACCCATAATGCAACTTCCCTGATTCTTCCCGGTGCTGGCAATATAACAGCGACAGCCGGTGATGTTTTCCGTTTCCGATCTGAAGGTTCAGGCAACTGGCGATGTATAGCCTATATCGCAGCGGCGGGCACGACAAGAACGATTCTAGGCATTGATACGAATGATGCGGTCACTTTTGGTAACTTAACCGCCACTTCTCTTGTGACATCCGGCAAAATACAGGTAGCAAATAATATAGCTCTGTATTGGAAAAACGCAGCCGGTACAGAGAAAATCATGATGTATCTTACAAGCGGCGATATATTGGCAATCGGAACTGATTTAGCTACCGGCAAATTACACATGAATATTGACGGAACATTAAGACTTGTTTCACTTGGGGCTAATGATTCCGGGGCTACTGGATATAGATATTTAAGAGTACCTAATGCATAATAATAAACAGTAATAGTAAGATATATAAGGAGGGATTATGTCTTGGTCAAATGGATGGAATCAAATCGAATCAATGTATGCCGTAACCGATCCGGCGACTAACGCTGCTGTTGGTACTGCCATTGTAAATGTTTATAACGGGGTTTTGATAACTACCACAACTACGGGTAATTCTCAAACGCTTCAAAGTCCGTCAGCAACGGCGGTTATTAAATATTTCACCGTAGTCAATAATGACACATCCAGCAACACCGTTCCGGTTGTGGCAAATTCAGTGACTTATACTATAGCAGTGGGTTCTTCCTTAATCTTCATGTGGGACGGTTCAAAGTGGTTGCCAACTTCGTTGAGTAATATTATTACCGGAGCAACTATTACAGGCTCAACTTTTGCCTTCACCGACTATCAGCCAATCCCGATTGAAGCAGGATATGGCGGTACGACTCCACCGGCTGCGGCTGCTGAATTAACTTCGACTAATACCATTATAGTCAGAAAGTTTCAAGGCGCATCGGCTAATCAGGATTTATTCTTTCAGTGGGAAGCACCAGCAGACCTGACGGGTTCGACAATCACTTACCGCGTGAAGTACGCGATTACAGAAAGCACAGTTCCGGCGAATACCGAAACAGTTAAGTTTACTCTTGCCGGTGTCGGAGTCGGGGCGGTGACAGGTTCTTACACCACTGACCAGCTTATCAGTCATGCTTTGGGAACGGCTGTTACGGTGACTGACACCTATGCAACGGCGACTTTACCGGCTCAGTATGCGATTATTCAAACGGCATGGAGTGCAGCGGTAACGGTTACGCATTTAGCGGCTGGCAAGAGCTGTATTCTGTCTTTGGTGCGGGATCAGGCGAATGATACATACGCACAAAATATTGGAGTGACCGCTATCGAACTTTGTTTCACTCGTACACTGGCATAGGTGAAATATGCAGACAATATATACTAAATCAGCGGTAGTCTTTCGCGGAACAATAACCGGTTTGAGGATATCGGCTGTTGACGGCACGGCTTTTGTGGATAATCTTCCAGCGGCGGTACAGACTCTTGTTGCGGCAAATCCAGATAAACTGCTTTTTGAAGCATATGATTCAAGTAACCGCGTTTTAAGCGGTGTCCTGAAGGCGGCGGGAAGTGCGGAAACAACAACGAACCTTGGCATTACGGGATTCACTAATTCTGTAACGGCTGGATTTGAGTACGAGACCTTTACAACCAGTGGAGCTGATATAACATCAGCCATTAACTCCAGTGGATACGGTCATGCCATGTCTAATCAATTAGCTGCCACAACGGGTAAACTCATTAAATTGTCAATTACTGCGACTATCAATAGCGGAGCCAATACATCTTTTAACGTGGGGGACATTGTTGATGGCCGATTTTCCAGTTATGCCGGTGTTAATCCTATGGCCGCAGGCAGCAATACGGGATACGTTACCAACGCGCCAGGGCATCGCTATTGCGGAGCGGTAGTTTACGAGAATATTAATTATTCAGCCAACGGCATATTAGCTGAGACTGTTGATACCCCCGGAACTTCCGGTTGCACCATCGTCAATTCTAAAGGTGGGACGGTGTATAATTTCTTGACGAATCAGTGGGTGGCGGCGAGTTACAACGCAGCAAGTTACTACTGCATTGTCAGGTTACTACGGTGATTGTATGCCAAAGGGACTTTTAGACGACTTTTTTAATGAACTATTTAGTAAGCAGACACCTAATTTTGATGACTGGAACTGCGTTAAGAAGTCCATCTACGACGCGAAACAGTGGGAGGCCATGACAGGGCAGTCGGTAAAGATTGCCATTAGCAAGATACGCAAAACAAAGGACGAAGACATTGACCACTCGCAGGCCGTAGGGATTGACGGAGAAAACATGATTCCGCTGACCAGTCACAATTCGGACGGGAAAGTAAGACCCTGGAACTGGCACTATCCTGACAAAGAGCCGTATACGCTCAAAGATGTTGAGCAGTTTATTTCAGAACAGAAAGAAATGGGAAACCTCGATGATGAGTTTTTGCAATACATAAGGGGCATTAAGTAAGGGTAGGCGTGTTGTCGTGTCAGCGACACCGGAAGGGAAACCGGCCACGCCCACAAACGACATAACAGAAATCAAGGGAAGGTGCAAGATGGTTGAGCATTGTCCAGATCACAGTCAGTTAATGCAGAATGTCGGTGAAATATGCGGCGCGGTTAAAAGCCTTGTTACAGGACAAGAAACCCTGTTCGGCAAGTTGGATGATTTGGCTAAGAGCAATGCTTCAATCAAGACCGATTTGGCTACGCATAAAACTCAATTACGACCTCTTTTTTGGGTAGTTACCGCTGCGGGACTGGTCATTATTGATGTAGTGGTTAGGATGTTTATAAAATGATTATCCTAAAACTTGCCATAGCCGTTGTAGCGTTACCCTGTATGTTAATTGCCGGTGCGGTGATCGGCTGTCTGTTTTTCTTGGCAATCTGGTTAGAGGAAGTTTGGAGATTGCGCTATGTTTAGCTACTTCGACTTTTATTATCCCATGGTCCGCTACGGGCCTAAAATAGGCTATTTATGGGCGTTAGAAATAAACAAGTGTCTGTTATCGCTAGGATTTCCCATGGTCCCTAGGGTGGGCCTATATAAATACTGGATGCAGACGTTATTTGATCTCCGGTCACTGGAAACCAATCAGAACATTCAGCGTGAAAGAATAGACCGGCTGGAAGAAATTATTTACGGGGGATATGTATGAGCGAGTTATTCGATAAACGCGCCCTATTTACCGTCTGCGTGGCTGACCTTATCAACTTTATGATCGGCAAGGGGTACACGCCGCTTCTTGGCAAGGACGGCCTGAAACACATGAAAAACAGTCTGCATTATGACGGGCTGGCCGTGGACATTGACTTAATTAAAGATGGTCAGTATCTACCGAATACGGAAGATCATAAACAGTTTGGAGAGTATTGGAAAAGTCTTGATCCTGACTGTTGTTGGGGAGGTGATTTTAAGGGCAATCCAGACGGCAACCACTATTCAATAAAATATCAAGGGCGTAAGTAAATGTTAATAAAAGTATATGGTTTTTGTAACAAAAAAACGAGGTAATTTTATGGGAATAGAAGCAATTTTAGCACTGATAAGTTTGGTCATTCCACCGGCATTTGATTTTGTAAAAAAGAAGTTTTTAAAACCCTCGGTGGATACACCAGAAGCAACTTTAAGTACATTGGCAACAACCAAACCCGATGTAATGGCTCCGTACATTACTGCTCAAACAGGACTCTTGGATGCCAAAACAAGGTATTTTAACCGTGATGTTTGCGGGGTTCCTGCTCAATGGGTAATAAACTTGAGAGCATCTATCCGGCCAGTGGGTGTCATAGCATCTTTTATAATACTGGCGGCCATGATGTATCTTTCATTTAAAGGATATGAGTTTAAACCAGAATTAAAGGCCACTGTAGATGGTGTCCGATACGCTTGCGTAGTAATAATGGCAAGTTGGTTTGGCGACAGGTTAAGCGAAGAATAAGAAGCGCGTTGCCGATTGCCTCTTTGTATCATTTTCCCTCCCGTTCTTCAAGTTGATGGTTACTGAATAATTCAAACATAAAGACTCAAGCATTTCTTGTCCACAGATGGGGCATTTAACCCAATGCGCCTTATATTGCCCACAGGCGCACGGATAACCTTCCGGTATCTTACCATCACCAGCAAAAACGAAAGTGTGACCGTTGCTACAGAAACCATTGCCAACATAACCACTATTGCCGTGTATTGTTTCCATCCTTACCCTCCTATTCGGACTATACCACATTGCACAAGAATAGAAAAGCCGACAAGTAGGATAAGCGGGATATAGACGATTGCCTTAATCTGATGGTAGATCATAATAAATCCTTATTCTCGTAAATTGGTTTTTGCTTATGAACTTCCTTGCGGTGATGATAAAAACATAGCCATCGAACATCTAGCGGTTTATTGTAATCGTCATGATGTGCCTGTCCTTTTCTACCACAAATTTCGCAGTCCCTTTTGGTAATAAGTCCGTCTCGCACAGCGTGATTTAAAGTTGATCTGCACCAGTATCTTTTCTTTCGTTCTTCTGGAGTATTGCCATGTCCAAAAGCATTGTGTTCTTCTTTGGGTAATAATTCTTTTTGAAAAGCGGCGTAACACAACATTGAACAAAAATGCCTATTCTTCTTTTTATAGACAGCCAGTGTTGTTATCGCCTGTTCTCCACAATAATCACAAATAAAAGGGAATGGCCTTCTATTGGCATCTCCTATTTTCCTGCGCGTTTCTACAGATGTTTCATGTCCTCTTTGAAATCCTTTACTACCCTTTGGCATATTCTCCCTCGTAAATGTTGCCGATGATCTCAAATTCTTCAAGATTATAATAACCACAGTCCTGAAACGGCAACCAATATCCGCGTTCATATCTGACTTCATGTATTTCTTCCGCCGTACCGTCACAGTCAGCATAATTTCGCATATTGATCGTGCGTTTTAGTATATCCCCCTCCCACACTTCTTTGCCGTTCTTGTCAAGCAGGCTGGTGAACTGCATAAGAATAATATTATCATCCACAAAATGCGGAAACCCATCATTATCTGGGATGGCTATTTCAAATATTTCTTTTTCCGCAAACTTTATTTCGTAAACCGGAAACATTAAATTTTGATACCACGCTCTGAATTTTAAGACTCTTTCCATCTTTTAATCCTTTCTCGATTACATTTTCTGCATACGCGCCAACCTTCTTTTCGTATGTATGTGTTCTCTGGGGTGAACTCATGCCCCTTTCTGCAAAAATTTCCGTGATCTTCTTTTCTATGACAGGATGGACAAAGTTGTTTATAGTCGTCTATGGCGCGGCGATATAGTCCGCTAATATTTGCCCATTCGTAACGCAATGCTTTTTTAGTTCCGCATTTCTCACATTTAGTTGCATTTCCATAGTGCTTTACAATCCACATATGTTTTGCTACATATCCCGCATTATCCCCCAACCACCTCCTTTGGTTGCCAATTAGCGAAAGACTTACTCTCTGCTTATGTAATTCTGGGTTGCTTTCTCTCATAACCCTCCTTTCAGGGCAGTAAATCCCGTCCGTCGGATGCTCGTCGGATCGGTTTTAATTATGTTTAGTTTGACAGGAATTAATGAAATCAATGGGTTGACTGGTGGGCGATGCGAGATTCCTGCTTGCGGTCTCTTCATTACGCCACCTCTTCTTCCGCCGGAGAATTACACTTACTGCAAATTCCATAATATTTTCCACGGTGATCTGCCGGAAGAAGCGCCCTTATCGGTAATTGCCTGCCGCATTCGGGACACGCAACAACTGAATCAAGCGTGATATGGAGTGCTTGAAGTTCACTTTGAAATACCTCCGCCTTAGATCGCAATTCCTTCTCCATCATTTTTATTCTATATGATTTACGGTTGATTTTAACAACCGGGGCCAATGCCATGTCCCATTGCCCGACAAGATATATTCCGTTGCCTTTGCTCCGTTTGGTGTACCATCTTATTTCACAAACGATATTCGATTTTCTATACTGATTTATCTTTTCGGCGTTAGTGTCGCCTACCTCCACAACGACATATTTGTCTGTGCCGGGTTTGATAAAAGATATGTCGGGGCGAAGTCGCATAGGAAAGAAATCTCCGGTTATGTCTATTTCTCCAACAGATATATTAAATTCTGCGGCGATAAATTCAACGATTGCGGATACAGCATCTTCGTGTTCTTGGCTTGGCATTTTTATTTAAAATCCCCTTTACTTTTTACCCGGCATCGGTTATTAAATCGCTCCCGTTAGCAGTAAGTTGACAGTACGATGATTCCGGTTTAGTAATATCAATTACTTAGGATTAAAAAAATAGGTTCGAATCCTACCGGGCGTACCATAATTATATATAATAAAAGTAATTAAATCAAGTCTTTTCATTTTTATTTTTTGGCAGTAAATTAGCAGTAAATGGGTATATTCGAACATTCTCTAGCGCGTTGTTTATCCGTGCCTGAGAAATGCGTCCGTACATATCCCGCGTCATTTGTATTTTGCTATGTCCTAGCAATTCGCTGACCAACTCCATTGGGTATTCAGCATCCAATAATTGACCGGCGCGTGAATGCCTTACTCCGTTATACAGTTTAATCTTGACTCCGACTGCGGAACAAGCATCTTTCCATAATCTATTGAGAATCTTGCCATCATAGGCAGCCCTACCGTTGTGTGTAAAAACGTAATCGGAAAAAGACGGAGCAGCAGACTTCAATATCTCCCTTGCCCGTTCCGTTTTGAGATAGGGACGGACTTTCCCGGTTTTGTCACCTTCTAAAAGCTCATATTCTGACAGTCGGCGCATGATAATAACATGGGTGTCTGTAACTGCGTCTTTCATTAAGGCGCGTGCTTCCTGTGGACGCAGACCGTATTCGGCGGCAAGTTCGAAGATAGGCCGGTGTCGTTCTGGAATTGCGTTGATAATCTTTTGCTGCGTTTCGAAGTCCAGATATTCTATATTCCCCTTTATCGGATTTGTGAGGGTCGGGAAGGCCGGAAGGGAGGGCATATCTCTATTTGAGATCGCAAAATTAAGCATAGTTTTGAGGGTATTCAGAACATGATAAACGGTCTTTTTCGAATATTCAGAATCTTCCAATTTTTTCTTTAATTGGAGAATTTCAATTTTGTTTATTTTTCGAATATCCTTATCTTCACCAAAAAAATTGATAAAGTGAGTTGAATAACTCTTATACTTCTTTCGCGTGTTTTTGATTACATCGGCAAGCGGCAACCATATATCAACATATTTTTTTATAGATAGTGGAGAGTCTTTGCGATAGGCGGCTGGATTAAAAGTGCCGTTGTCTATATCGTCTTGCATGACGCTGAGAATTTTTCTTGCCTGGGCATTGCTTTCGAATGGGAACCAACGCCCCTTGTATTCATAGCGGAAGAATTTTTCTGTATTTCCGTCCCACCGTAATTGAATATACCAGTGCTGCGTCTTCTTATCCTGAAGAACAGAACCTTTCATATATCCACCTCCCCCAAGACAGGGCGATGGTAGCATATTTCGGGCGGCGGTCAAGGGCATAATTTAGCCTTTAGGATTTATCCCAATCGTTTGCTATTTTCACCGCCGCATAAAACAAAAATCCCAACGATGATAGGATGGTGACACCAAGAGTAAAAATCAAAATTGCAGGGCCATCATTTTCGTTTTTAGGAAGCCCAAATACTCCAACAGCCCACCAACCAGAAGCAATTACAGCACCCCATAATGGTAATATTATTTCTTTCATCCCTTCACCTTCCTTTTCAGCGAGCGGATTTCCTTGGTCAGTGCGTCAAGACGTTCATTTACATTGTCGGTCAGAGGATTGTAAACGCGGCAGGCCGATTCCACTTCGATAATACAAGAGTTCGGCACTTGTGGGCAACCCATCCCTTATACTTTCCGTCTTTATCGGATGCCCTGTAAAGGTCACTATATCTTTCCGACCTCATACAGTAATGTGCATCGTTATACTGCACCGCTTGACCGTTTGGAAATCTTACTGTAATCATGTCTTCACCTCCGCGTTCTGCGCTGCGATGAACAGTTCAAGTTCTAGTGGGTTCATCCCTCCCTCTCCTTTCTGGTCAGGCTGTCGGACTGGTAATCAGGGCAAATTTCATTTGCAGATCGTCCATTCTTATAGTAACAACCGGATATAAAACCACCTTTGAATGCTTTGCAATTCCCGCAGCACTTCAAATCCTCGACCTCTTTTTGCAGGGCTGGTATTTCTTCCCGCTCACATAAAGTAACTCTATTCCAAGCCGCTTTAAGTTCTTTTTGCAGGGCGGTATAATCTCTTTCCAGATTTTCTGTGAACATAATTAACTCAGGGCCAGTAGGTGTAGCATCTTCTCTAATCATACCAACATTAACACATACTTGCCGCATAGATTGCCCTAAACACTCACGTTCTTTCTTCAGCCGTTCATTCTCTGTATCAAGTTGCTTATTTTTTTCTTGATATTCGTATAAAGCATCATGGGTTGCCTGATGGTGTCCTTCAAAACTGACAAGTTCGGTGGTCAGTCGTTCAATATCTTCTTGTGCCCCGTCCCAAAGGACTTTCCAGTTGGTCGCGTCAAGTTCAATGCGGCGGGTCAGGGCGGCGATCTGCACATTAAGCGCATCTATTAGTGTATAGGGATTGCTTAGGTCTATTATGTCACTCATTCCGGCCTCCTGTTTCACACGGGCGTTCTATGCAAGTAACTGTTCTATGGTGACAGTCATTGCAATATTCTGGCAGGTGAATACTTCTTCTGGTATTTGGCGAGAGTTGCGACAGCGAGGGGCAGATTTTCCCATCATCATAATGTTCACCGGCTCTAGCTCCACATTCCTTACAGATTAGTTCACGGTATTCATCAAAGATATGTTTTACGCCAAACTTTCTTAATAGTGTTTTACTCATTTCCCCTCCTTGTATTCATCTAAGTAGCCATTATTGCTTACATAGCCGCGACAAACCTTTAGGTGATTACTGATTGCCTCCTTTGCCCGTTCATTCTCGGCGTTCAGGGCGGAAACGTAATTCTTTAACTTCTCCTCGTGCTTAGGTTGACCAGGATAGTATTTCAGATTGTATATTAATTTATCAATGTTAGTCATTTCCCCGCCTCCTTGTATTGCTGGATTTCATCTTTCATGTCTTTCGTAGTTAAACCTGTTGAGTCGGCCATGAAATTACAAAGACATTCTACAAATCCTTTCTTTTCAAACAACATTACATAGCCATTATGGATTTCAATATCTTCGTCATGTTTTTCAAACCAATCTTTGACAGCTTTTATCGCCTTCTCCGCCCTCTCCCCGCGCTTGAGTCGGGAGAGAAGTTCAGTTTTAATCAAACTAGCCTTATCCAATCTGTCTTGATCTCTGTCAGCCATTGCCGTTGAAACTGTTCTTGCATAATCATTCAATAATTCTTCAGCGGTCATGTTCATGCTTTCCTCCCAGTTAATGAGGCAATCTCAAAAGCCTGTTGTTTTATTACAGTCGCGTAATGGTCAGTTGCTTTCTCAAGCTCTTTGATATATGCGGCCATTTTCCTAGTTCTCAGGCTGGCCAGATTAGGTTCAAATTGGCAAACCCTTTTACCAGACCATTTATTGACAACGGTTACGGTTTTCATTTCTTCACGCACTCCTTATGCTTTTCGGCGTACTCGACTAGCCGCATGATGGCCTCTGCGGTCTTTATTGATCGCATATCGCCGTACTTCTCGCGCAAAAGTTTTATGTCCTGTTCGATCTGGGTCATACCGGCACTTTCTGCTTGTAGGTTACTTTAACGTCGTAAGCGTCTAAGGGAATGTTAGCAGAAGCCTCGATTATATTAGAGGCAGAATATTTCCGACAATAAGCCTCTTTTTCTTTGACCACTTCCTTTATGACCGGCGGTTGCACGTCAAACTCGACCGTGCCGATACAGTCGACATGACCGGTGTTTTCCTTATTAACAAAAATAACTTTATTGCCTGGACATGGATACATCCAAAACTTTTGTTTCATAAAGCCTCCTTCTGCCATGCAGGGCAATGCTCTGCTTTAGACGCGCACTCGTCACATTTATTCATGTTTTGAAGTTTCAGCGCTTCGGGACATTTGACCGCTTCACCCTTGAAAAATGACGCGACAGGTTTTAATTCCCTTTTTTGGGGTGTTTGTCCTTCTTCGCCTAAATCTAAGGGAACATCGGCTTCTGATTCTTTCAGTCCGTAAACTACAGTATGTTCGGTGTTCGGCTTGGGTGCTGGATTATTTTTTTCTTTAATTGGCGGCAATACTTCCGGCATATCCTCAACATCCTGAGTGAATATATCGCTTGCTGCCGTAGCCGTGAGAACAGCGTCAACGTGCGCCCGTTTCTTCGCCATCTTCAAAACGGTATTGTAGTAATCAGCGGGGTTGTCATGTTCGACCTTTTCACCAGCCCTTACAATTTCCCATTTGCCCTTATCGTTCTTTTTTGTGGAAAATCCCTTGCCGCCGATCAGGTTAATATCCCTGTCTTTCCAAAATTCCTTTGGGACTTCTTTTCCGGTAAATTCAACTTCGCCGGTGCGGAAACGATATTTGCCCTCCATCGTGGAGCAAGCCCCAACACCTTGACCGAAAACCTTGTCTGTGGGAATGTGCGTCAGTGTGCATTTGACGTAATATTCCCGATGATTACCCTGCATTGGTTTTTCTGTTACTTCATATTGAGGAGCAAGCCGGAATGTCAGCGATAGTTTCTCTGCGCCAGCTTTTAAAAGAGAAGGCTTCTTGCCACAACCGGGGATAACCCCGTAGTGTTCGCCATCCCTCATTACCTTTTCCATAACGTGCTGAATTAGTCCTACCTGTCTAACTACTGTATCCGGTGTCATTGCATCTTGTGTCATGTCGTATCTTTGAAGTTCGTTTTCCATCATGCACCTTCTTTCTTTGCTATATTTATCCAATACAAAAACATATGTGCGAATCCCGCCGTTGCTGGAAAGGTACTACACCATCCCATTCCTTCCGGTGGCTCTCTCTTGTTTATGTGTTCCTTACAGACAAAAGAACAATGGTCTTCGCACCACGAACAATCATCACGCCCGTATGCTCTTGATGCCGGATTGTTTCTCGCGTTATTTAATAAATAAGTATGCTTATAGTGAGCCGGTTCTCCGCAAATATCACATTCCTGCCTAATAAGTTTTTTTGTTATTGTTTCGGTTTTGCCTTCATTGGGTAATATATCTAAGGTCGGTTCCATATCATTCACCTTCTTTCTGTATCGTTACCATCTGGTCTTGCCAGTTAATCAGGTTCACATCAGCCGGGATAAAGGATTTCTCAACATCCACGGTCAACCGGGTACACTGGTCTTTAGTCGTCGCTATCTTCGTTACTTGTTCTTTTATAATATCCATTCTCTCTCCCTTCATTTCCTGTAATAGTGCGCTTCTCGCATGTGCGTTGACGGATGCCAATCGTACATTGTCTGCGCGTAGTGCAATCCCTGATAATGCCTACACTCCAATCTCTTGTCTATCGGGCAACCAGAGCAATCAGGGTGCGGCTCTTTGCAAAGCATTAATTCGGATTGCCAGGTCATACGGCTGCTCTCTGCTTACAAAGTTTTGCCTTTTCTTCATGGTATTCAGCTTGCTTCCTGTTGTCCTTTGCTGCGCGTAGATGGTATCCGGCGTTCCAGGCAAAGTTCTTTTGTTTGTTGTGCTTGAGATATTCCGCACGTTCCCTCTGCTCTTTTTCGCTTTCTTCTTTAACGGCAACCGCCGCCGCTAATGCTTCTTCTCTTGTAGCGAAACACTGATCTTCCTTGAGGCTGTGGTAACAATGTTCTCCGCCCGAACAGTATTCGTGTTTTTCTCCCGATTCCGTTTTGTTGATACTTACTCCGGTAATCAAAAAGGATTCAGCTTCAGCCCTATATTCATATTCAATGACATACCCGCGCGGGTCTTCAAAGCCCCTTGCACAATAATCACAGGGCAATTCCACAGAATCACCATTGCCCAGAATAAGGGTGACTCGACACTTTCCAAAACAGATAGGGCAGGGAACTTCAATTTGTTTATTGCCTGCCGATGCGTAATAAATAGTATCGCCTATATTGAACATGCGTTACCCTCCTGCACCTCTTTCAACTTCTTGACAGGGTTATCGTGAATGTGCCGTTTGTGCGGAAATGATTTTTTGATTACGGCCTCCAAAATTTCATCCCGCTCTGTTACTCGCCAAGGTTCAACGATGTGGTAAATTGCCCTTATTGCCTGTTCTTTCGGGCTTACCAGCGGGTCAAGTTTGTGCCTGAATCGGTCTAACCAGTTCATTTAAGCCTCCTTAATTTGATGTCTCTTACTAAATGTTTTCATCCAGTAACTTGTAATCGAAAAGGCAGCGTTTCTACTCAGCGGAAATTCTTTTTTTAAATATGCAGGTGCGCCATACATATTAGTAATGCCTGATTCTCGTAGTTCATCCAAATATTCAAGATGTTCATCTGTGCATTCAGGCGGTCTAACAATTTCTTCTGTCATATTTTCTCCTTTCTTGCGGCTGGTATTTAGCGTTACCATCGGCCTCGTACGATATTAAGCCGGTCTTGCGTTTAGACGAAGCCGCTTTGGTTATTCGCTTATGTATTTGCGGACACGAAACTTGTCGCCGGGGTAGTTCTCTTTCCATTCATTCTTCATTTCGCGCCTTGCATCTTCTCTTGATAAACCTACACTGGCACAGGGTTCCCATGTTTCATAAATACCGTAATCAACAAATCCTTCCACAATCCACACATGATTTTTCTTCATTACCAAAACCTCAATTCCTTTACTTCCTTTGACTGATAATAATTTCCCCTTGCGTCGTGCTTCACACAGTATTGACCGGGGAAACCTTTAATCGTTATCCCGCACTCAGCCGGAGCAGGTTTGCCAAGATGATAAAGGGCAAACAGGATAATACAGAAGGCGGCAATAAAGGCCAGGATGGCAAGGTTAAGTTTCATTTAAGTCCCCAAGACAGGAGGCAATCTGAAGTGCTAACATTCTCTTTATCTGACTATCACGGCAACGTAACCACCTTGTATATAAACCATCATAGCCGCAACATGGATAAATCGGGCAATATACGCAGTAGTGGTCGCCATATCTATCTAGGGAATAATATTTACTACATAGAAAGCAATGATAAGGTGGGATTTCCAAATCCAACCTCTCCATTGTATTGAATCCCGGCCATTCATCTTTCTCTTTGGATGGATTTTTTGCCAACCAATTCCACAATGCGATGTGATTCTCTTTGTATGGGACTAATACCTTCATATTATCCACCTTAAAACAGTCCGATTTGTTTCGTCCACAGTAGCCATGCCAGCCAACCGACTCCGGCAACCATAACGCCGCAAAGTAAAATTATTATTGCGTCTAAAATCCGCAGCGCGAGCTTCCAGGTGTTTAATAATGGCCGCTTGTATTTCAGCATGTTGACTTGAATGTAGTAGGTCATGGTTTCACCTTTGACAGAACGGCTGCGGCCACAGCCATTGCGTCCATCCAACTTTCTTGATCGCGGATTAATGGAGGCCCGTTCTGTTCATTAATTAATCCCTGTAGGGCCGCCACCAGCTCCAAATTGAGAGCCTTCAGCCGGTCGTGATTATTGCAGGCTTCTTCGTCTTTTTCAAATTTCCACGGTAACTTTGTATGCTCCATCATCCTCCGATCGGGGCGCGGCATACTTGTCTGGTGTTTCTCGTTGTTACTGTATGCTTCGCTATTTTAACTCACGCTTGCGCGCACGCCCCTTGACCTCCGGTTAAAAGTTAAAAAATTAATATACCCTCCCAAACAGGAAGCCCGAAAAGTTCTGGTTAAAAAAGAAAGAAATATAACTTACTTCAGGACGTTCTCTCAGTTTTCCTTCGAGTTTATCCTTGATGTCTTTTGTCTTGCCGCCTTGAGAAGTCTGAAACTTGACACCATTAGGCTTGAGACTTGAGACTTTATTATTTTGGCTATACGCCACATTGTTCACGATCCCAATTCGTGAGCAGCATTTCATATTATCAGTATGATGCTTGCTAAATGCCACACTGTCACAGTAGCCGCGCTTCCTTTTGCCAGTTTTTATCTCTGCTTGTAGGGTCATTTTTTACTCAATTAAATCTGTTATTGCGTTTACAACTTCGAGTCGTCCATCAATAATAGACGGCTCCGCTGAATAAAGTTCCTTCATCTGGTCGCGTTCTGCGGGTTCATAAAAACGCACAACGCGGATTTCGAGAGGTTGCCCACCAGGTGCAGTTCCCATTCCTTCTTTAATTCCACGGTCTGACAAAACACTCCACATTGACAAATCTTCTTTTGCCAGTTCCCGCCGCCGCAAAACCCACTCGGCCACTGTCTTTATTACTTGTTTGCCGCCAAGTTCGATTGTTACAGTGGTTGCAATATTTGTCTTTTGCAGGGCAATTTTAAGCCGGGAAATTTCTTTTAAAATATCCGAGTGTGCTTGCATCCATTCAGATACCTGTCTTTTCTGGTCGGGATATTTCGGAGTATCTAAGGTTGATAACGCACAATTATCTTTAACCTTGTTCCTTAAATCCTCCGCCTTACGCTTTAAATCCTTGATTGCCTTGAGTGCTTCAATAATTTTCATCCTTTCCGTTTCCTCCTTTCAAATCTGTCTTTGATTCCGCTCCGTAGTTGCCTGCAAGTAATCTTTTTTGATTGTCCTTGCTTCGCTGACTGACCTCGCAGAATCCATATATTACTTGAAGGACTCAAACCCTCTCTCCCCGGTGCGCTATGCCCTCAACATCCGTTAGGACTCAGGTTAGGGGCTGGCCAGGGTGCTGCTATTGTCTGCGGTCGTAACCGCGAATAGCTTATTTCAATGGGGCCATTTGCGGCTGGCCCCGTGCCGTCAAACAGGAGAACTAAATTACTTCACCTATTACGGTGACTTTTTTGCAACGCACTTTGGCAATGTCGTATCCGTAAACAACAATGTCCTTAACTGCTACTCGGCACTTCAAAACAGTTCCGTTATTGTAGGACAAAGCCAAATCCGGCGTAGGTGACAAATGCAAGCCGCCACCGCATTGCCTTGTTTCGTCCTTATCAAAGTCAGGACATTCGACAGTCCCCGTATATTTAATTGAATTAGTATAAAAGTCTTTTTGATTATCTGGGCGCACTGATTTATAAAGAATAATCTCTTTTTTCGAGTCCATGTTATCAGCGTAAATATCGCAGAAGCTTTTGATATTATAAGTGACGCGGGGGGAAATGATGATATTAGCGGAACGATCTTTCTTGAGAACCTTGCATTTTTTATCAATACAAATCAGCGTTGCTTGCTCCAACAGTTTATCTATAGTTGAGGTTTGATCTTGCGTTTTAGCGGAACTGTTTCCCCTGAGTTCAGCGTGTGACGATTCCCAGAGTACAGCGTGTGACGATTCCCAGAGTACAGCGTGTGACGATTCCCTGAGTACAGCGTGTGACGATCCCCAGAGTACAGCGTGTGACGATTCCCTGAGTTCAGCGTGTGACGATCCCCAGAGTACAGCGTGTGACGATCCCCAGAGTACAGCGTGTGACGATCCCCAGAGTACAGCGTGTGACGATCCCCAGAGGATTATTTTTGCCTTCTGTGGTGTTTTTACTATTTTCAGCCACACAGCAGGATCAGAGTTGATATAGATTTCTTGGTATTGGTTGTATGATTCCGGCAGTGCATCTAACTCTTTTTGTGTCGTAATAATTATTTCTTCCATGGCCTCTCCTTCTAACCTGCTATCTGCTGCTGTGCTGTTAACCCCCTTTATTTTGCTTTGGCGATAGATTATCCGAATATGGATAGTTTGTCAACAAGTTTTTTCAATTATTATTCCGAATACGGATAATATTTTGCAAAAAATAAAGATTTCAGTGGATTAGCCGAATATACGATATAGAGGATTGATTGTTATGAGGCTTTTTTTGATTCTCTGTATAGTTTTTCTTTTTCCAAGTGTAAAAGAGTTTGATGGATTTCATCCGCGTTCATTCGTGATACTTCCAGACACAGAAGGGCTTTTGTTTCGTTTTCTGTGATAAGATATTCTAAAGGAACGCCAAGGACGCTAGCAATTTTATTTAATGTGCCTATTCTAGCGTTTACGGCTGTATTTAATATTCTATTAACAGTTGATTGCCCAACCTTAGCCTTTTTTGACAAGTCGGTCTGAGTCAAATCCTTTTTTTTCATTTCGTCTGATATACGACGACTTATAAATTTCATGCCTTTTTTTACCATGTCTTTGTTTTCGTATGTGGATAATTTTAAAAATTCCCTATTGACATTATATCCGTATTCGGATATTATACTTTCCATGCGAAACAAACTCCTTCAAAAATTAAAAGACGATATTCAAAAACACTCCATTTCCGGCATGGCAGATAAAATAAAAATTCCATACACAACTTTATACAGAATCTTAGAAAATCAAGGTAGTTGTACCCTGCGGACGTGGGAAAGAATTGAACAGTATTATCAAAAATAACCTTATTTTTGAGGTAAATCATCTTGTCATTCATTTTGTTCATCCTTTTAAAAAATATCAGTTCTGCTTCGTTGGCCATATTATCTAAAATTTTTAAAACAAATGAAACCAAAAAATTTTGGGAGGTTTTGTAAATGGGCGTAAATAACGGAATCATACGCAATATTATCAACATAGCTATTAAAGAAAAAGGAACGCAAGGCGTTGTTGCTGAAGAAGCCGGTTGCGATGGCAGCGATTTATCAAGGTTTGTTGGCGGCACCGGTGCCCTGAAAATTGAAGTGCTCGAAAAGATCATGAGCATGGCCGGGATCAGGATATTACCGGAAGATCACTATCAGGATATGGTGTCTGCTATAAGAGCAGCAAATAGATTGTGGATGGAACGGGATTAAACTCACCCAGGCGGGGTGCCTCCTGGCCCCGCCGCCCCTGAGAGGATGAAATGACCGAAACTGACATCCAAAATTATCTTCACAGGTGTTTTGCTGGCCGTAACTATGAGATACCCAATGTCTATCTCTATGACTGGGAATCTGATTTCATAAGCGTCACAAGAGCCGGATATATTCACGAGTATGAAATCAAAATAAGTAAATCAGATTTTAAGAACGATGTAAAATCAAAATCAGGCAAGCATGAAGTTGTGCAATGCGGTTGCCGGTCTCCAAAAGAATATGAGCAAATGTATATCAAAGATTATGAAAAAATCGGTTTATCAGAAGTTCCGCCGTGGATTGCCAAGAAACTGACTACCGATAATAAAATCATTGGAAACCGCCCAAATTATTTTTGGTACGTCTGCCCCGAAAACTTAATAACCGAAGTGCCTGAGTATGCCGGTTTGATTTATTGCAAGCCATATTTACAAATTGTTAAACCAGCCCCACGTTTACACAAGGGAAAAATATCAAGTGTAATGGAGAAAAAAATATTGTCATCTTTTTGTTACCGATACTGGAAAATCAGAATGACCGAGGCCAAGCATGACCCCTAGCGAGAGAGAGAAGCGAGTCGCCGCCTACCTACTTATCCTGACGGCGAAATACAACGAATTTAAGGAATACCCGTTATCCGTGGACTGGCCGGCAACAATAGAGGCTGAGAAGGCCAAGGCGAAAGATTTAGAAGCGTTCCTGGAAGCTGAAAGACAGTTATATGAGGAAAGATAATGTCTGGTCTGAAGTGGACTAAAGAAGAAGATGACCTTTTACGGAAACTCTGTGAAGCTGGGGCAACAGTAAAGGACGCGGTTAAGGTTATGCCTTATCGTTCTAAACACGGCATAGATCAACGCGCCTCGTCCTTAAACCTAAGCCTTGCGGGTTCGCATCCTGAGCCAAATTTTGAAGAATTTAAAAAATTCATAAAATCTAAAACAGGAGAAATGAGGGAAGTATGACTATTGTAGCCGTAGTTGCAGATGTTCAAGTCGGGCATGAAGCGGCTCTCTGGCCGGACGGATTTTTAAATCACATAAACCACAAATGGCAAAAAGTATTAATGCAGTATTGGGAAGATTGTTGGAGTTGCGAAGATGCCCGTAATGCTGAGTTTGTTATTAACCTTGCGGAATCCATCGAGGGTAATAATAGAAAAGACGCTGGCCGCCACTTGGTCGATGTCAATCTTAATCATCAAAAAGATGCATTTGTCGATCTTATTAAAGACTACGCTAAAGATAGAAAATATATCGGTGTCGATGGATCAGCTTATCATAACGGCCTCGACTACAACGTGGAAGAAGAAATCGCAAAAGATGTCGGGGGAGAATTTTACGGCAGCATCGCCAATTTGAAGTTTAAAAAAACAGGTCACGTTATTTTCGCCACACATAAGGCGGGTGACGCTTTTATTTACAAGGCACAAATGCTTGACCGCAGCAGTCTTTATTTTTCCGCTATCAAAAGCAAACTGGAAGAAGACCCTGACATGCTTCTGTATGGCCACCACCATCAGTATTTTAGAACGGACACCGTGTCTAGGATAAACGTCATAGCCCCGACGTGGAAGTTTTGGCATCCGATAAAAGGGGCGGCCAAGTTTCCTCAAACACAACCCACTATCGGCAGTATCTTTCTCAAATTACCCGACAACAGAGGTCAAATCGAAATAGTTAAAAAGACTTATAAACTTGAACATATTTATTCAGCGATAAGAGAAGTGTAGCGGATAGAATTACCAGCAATAGTTGAAAAGTGTAGGGGTTTAAAAATGAGAGTGTTTGGTGACCTGAACTATACAACTTTAAATAAGGCTTGGAATGTATAAAATAAAAAAAGATTTTGTTTATGCGGCCACCAGTCCTCTTTTAGTTGGATTTTGTAAAATAGGAACAAGTGATAATGCCGAGCAAAGAGTTTCTAATTTATATGGAGATTGGGGGGTATTTAAAACATGGGCGGTAGATAACGGGTTTTATTATGAATCACTTGTTAAAAATAAAATGCGCCCGTTTCGTGCCGTTGGATATGAAGTATTTAATTGTCCGGTGGAATATCTCGTTAAAGTAGTGGAAGAAACAATTAAGCAACCAACGCCGCCGACCGTTTCCCAGGTTCCCAAAACATTCATCAAGCAACCGCTTTCAATCAAAACCCTCGGCAGTATCATTGAACAAGAACGCAAAAAACAAAATCTAAGCATACAGCAATTATCGGGATTGTGTGATTGTGGCTATCGTTTTATTTCAGACGTAGAAAACGGCAAAGAAACGTGCCGAATGGATAAACTTTTTATTTTATTAAGAGCGCTGGGGATAGAGTTTTATTTAGGCAAAGAATAGCAAACTAATACAAATCGGTATTGGAATGTAAATGAAGGACATAAAAATTATAATCTACAGGACAAAGATAGACTGCACAGCATAGGAACGGCGCATGAAAAAAACCACCAAGAAAATTAAAGTAATCCACTCAGACGTGGTTTTAAAAAAAGACGGTAAGGAAGAAAATCTTACCCTGCCGGAAGATAAAGAAATAATCCTGGAAGAAGAACACGAAAGCGAGGAAAAATGATGGAATTCCCCAAAATAGATTTTAGTTCATGGTTTTACAAAAACTGTAAACAGCAGCGCAAAAATAACGCTAAAATTTGCCAAGTCTGCCCTTTTCGCAAGGGAATTGAGAAACAGGAAAAGGCGGGGAAATGATGGAATTTGTAGGTTTCCCGAAAATTGCGCGGTTGAGTCGTGAAGTTATAATCACGGAAAAGATTGACGGCACTAACGGCTGTATTTACATCGGCGAAGGTGGAGAATTTCTGGTTGGCTCCCGAACTCGCTGGATCACGCTGGAAACCGACAATCACGGATTTGCGCGGTGGGCATACGACCACAAAGAAGAATTATTGACCCTGGGGCCGGGCTTACATTTCGGCGAATGGTGGGGAAGTGGTATTCAGCGCGGTTATGGACTGCCAAAGGGCGAAAAAAGATTCAGTTTGTTTAATGTAAGAAAATGGTTTGATAATTCCATACGACCGAAATGTTGTCACGTTGTTCCGGTTATTTTATCAGCGGATACTTTTGATTCATCAGATGTGCGCGGGGCTTTGAATTTATTAAAAGAGAACGGTAGTTTTGCTGCACCTGGTTTTGAAAATCCTGAAGGAATAATCATCTATCACATTGCTGCTAATATCATGTTTAAAAAAACAATTCTTAAAGATGAAAAAGGAAAGGGTGAATAATGACCCGTAAAGAAACGGCAATTAATCGAATTGATCCACGCTATGAGGGTTTGCGCCGCGTCATGTGGGCGGCATACGATCACGCTACACTGGGCAAGGGTGAAATACGGCACGGTGATGAAAAATCGTTTGAGGATCAAATTAGCGCAGTAATTACCCGTCTAGTCGGGATTGGCTACCCCCTGGGGCAGTCATTAAAAAAATGGGATGAACATAACCGTCTTGAAGTGGAAGCGGCAATAGAAGAATTGTACGGAGCAATTAATTATATTTCACTGGCCGTTCTGAATTTGAAAGTGGCCTGCGGGGAATAAAATGAAGGTTCAAGCTAAGGTTTCTGATGAAGATTTAGAAATTTTAAGAAAACAATCCGAATATTGGATAACAAAACTTGGCCTTTTTGATTGGGATTGGCGTGTAATGGTTTTAAATAAAGAGGGCGCTAACGGCCACGCAGTTCTTATTCCTACCACGCGGAAGGCTATAATTTGCGTTTGTGATGATAGAGAAAAAATAGTCACACTGGAAGAAATAGCAAAACATGAATGCTTAGAAATTCTCCTGGCCGACATTGGCAGTTTAATGAAGTCTTTTTATTCTGATGATGTTGTGGACGATGAAATTCACAAAGTTATAAACCGTCTAATGGTGGTGTTGAAATGACCGACTATTACAAACCTTTTTCCCAGCAAATGTGGGAGTGCGCCGAAAACGGAACCCAAGGACATGAATATTGTATCCATTGCAGCAAGATTGTCATTACCTGTAAAAAGTACGGCGGCCAGTGCATGAGCCGGAAATGTCTGAAAGAACGCATTGTTTTAAAATCATCAGAGGGATAAAGATGAGATTAACTGAGCAAGAATTTCTTGATTTAATGGCTAAAAAAAAAATCATACGAGTTGTTCTCCCGTTCCGGTTGCCAACATGGAATCAACTGTTGGCAATGGGGTATTGGCAGCGAAAAAAGATAAGGGATTTAATAAAGAGTGCTGTCGTATCCACATCCACCATAAAACAGTCCGGCTCTGTGACTGTGATGGACGGTCGGTTAAGGCCTGTGTTGACGGACTTGTGGTTGCAGGAATACTACAAAACGATGATCCCCGATCCGTCAAAGAAGTATCACAATCGCAAGAGAAGTCAAAGACAGATGAAACAATTATAGATGTAATTTGGGAATAACCAGCGAAAAGGAAATGTGATGCACCGTGGATACGTCAAACTATGGAGAAAATCTCTTGATGCTGGCTGGCTACAGAATAGTAAACTGTGGGCTTTTTGGTGTTGGTGTCTAATGAAAGCTAGTTATAAGGAATATGATTTGATCGTAGGCTGCCAACAAGTGCATTTAATGCCAGGCGATTTTGTGTTTGGAAGAAAAGCCGCAGCTAAGGAATTAAGGATTTCGGAACAGACAATTCGTACTTTGCTCAACTTTTTAAAAACAAGCCGAAATTTAACCACCAAAACAACCAACAAATTTTCTATTATATCAATAATAAATTGGAGTACTTATCAAGAAGATGAAAACCAAATCAACCAACAAACCAACCAGCCACTAACCAACAACCAACCAGCCACTAACCACAAACAAACATTAAAAGAATTAAAAGCATTAAAAGAAAATACAATAAGTGATTTTTCTTTACCTGAAAATATAAAACCGGAAACTTGGAACGCATATCTTGAAATGCGAAAGACTATCAAAAAACCGGCAACAAAACACGCACAAAAACTTATTATTCAAAAATTATTAAAAATGAAAAGCGATCCGAATTTAATTTTAAATCAATCCATAGAAGGATCATGGCAAAACATATATGAATTAAAACAAGGGGACAATAATGGAAATAGAACAGGAAACGGCGCGGGAGGATCTTGGATACAAAAAGAGTGGCAACCCGAACCAGGAATACGCCCAAGTGATGAAGAAATTGAACGAAATAAAGCAAAGGTGCGTGAAATCACGGAGCGTATTGCCGGCGGCGCGAGTGCAGCTAAATAGTGGCGTAATCTATAAATACCGATTCGACTACGCTTTTGATCTGATTAATCGGGGTAAGGGAAAGCTGGTTGAGTTAATTAATAATAACTACGATGATTTACCGTTTTGAGGGGAAAATATGACTTGTTTAGAGTGTATAAATCTTAGAGCAAAAATACCTATTCTTCCGGTTGTTGCAGAATCAAAGCCAGGACACCGGGAAAGCCGGAAACTTTATGATTTGTCACTGAATTATGACAAGGCAAAAGTATATTGCCGTGCCGGATGTCTGTTAATGTTAACCGGAGAGAATAAAATCTATAAAAATGTTTTGAAAATAAAGGATTATAAAAATAAGCGATTTTCTGCGGTTGCTGAAAAGTGCCAATACTATGAGGGCGATACTGATTGAAAAAACGAAACAACCTCTGGAAACCGGAAGGGAATAAACCGCACTTTGGAATTAGACTTGCGCCTAAGCGCGATCCGCTGTGTGAGCAGGTTGACTGCTGTAAAAAAGATAACTGCACTCCTGGCCCATGTTTTTTTTTAGAACGGATTAACGGCAACACAGAGCGAAAAGAGGCTTTAATGCTGGATGCTCGACAAGATGAGCTACAGCAAAAAGATTATAAGGAATATTTATCTGAATTAATCGCAGACCGGGAAAACAGAATTGAGAATATAATTAATATACAGGACATTAAACAACAAGCGATTACTTTATTGTTGCTCGCTGGTCGTCAAAAGAAAGACATTGCCGCCCTGTTATCAATATCAGAACGGCAATTTAGAAGGTTGGCGGGGAACGGGAAATAAAGGCCCGGGCGTGACCCGGGCTAGTAAGGTCTTGGTTAGTCTATAATTTAGCTCGTATTGACTTTGGATTAATCGCCTTGTTAAATTTCTTAATCCCCTTGCGACAAGCTTCTTCTGCGCTTCTTGCCCTGACAAAAACTACCATATTACCATTCAAGTCAACTTCATCAAAGCCAATGGGAATACAATTTTCTGGTTCGTCGCCTACAATCCAATTTTGCCAATTATTCATGATCTTTCCCTTCTTTCTGCCTAGCGGCCTTCTGCTTTGGCGATTGCTGCTTTAAGTTTCTCTATACATAAATGATCAGTAAAGTAAAGCGGTGTAAGATTTTCTAAGGTAAGTTTACACGCCTCCAAAAGTTCCGGCGCGGCGGCTATGAGATGACCGTTGGCTGCAACCTGTTCTTTGTCCATTGCGCCACTATCGGTTAAATCAGCAATAACCAACTTATTACCCTTATCGGGTTCAGTAATAATTGATTGCCCTTCAATTTTCCAATTTCCCGGTGTAAATTGATTATTCATTTTACCACCTCCACTTTTTTATATTTTTCCACCAGCACCGTTATTGCCTCCGTGATCAGACTATTCCGACTCCGGCCAGTCAACTCTGCAACCCTTTCCAGCTCTGATTTGAGTTTCTCCGGCATCCCGATGGTAAAGGATACCGCTCCGCCTGAATATTTCTTGGGTTCTGTCATATTAGGCCTCCTTAGTGGATACTTGATTAATTTCTTCTCTTAATTCTTTTTCTCTGATAACCGCTTTTAATTCCATAGTATAGTTGTCGCCCCGCCATGAATTTTCAGCAAATCTAATATTGTCTTTTCCCATTCTATCAACTGATAACACAAAAGAGTTAAAACTGTTTTCATCTTCATCGGGAACGATACCGACAAATTTCTCTTTTGTTTCTCTATCAATAAAAAGAACGACATTAAAGCTGGTTCCAGAAATCCCATTCCGATGGTGTGCAATGTCAATTACCTTTTTAATCATTTTCATCGTCTTACCTCCCGCCCGTGGGCTGCTAGATTGTTAAATTATCTGGATTGAATTTTCTTAAACACCTTTCAATAGTGCTGGCGCTGACATATCCGCTATAACCCTGATAATTATTGTGTTTTGTGTTTTTTTCCCAAATGAAATAGTCAGTTTCCATCGAGCAGCAATGTGTCGGGATGCCATCCGTTCGGTAAATCTTTCCTTTGGGGTCACCCTCTAACTCTAAATTGATTCTGTAAGTTTTTCGGCTCATGGTCGTTTCCTTTCATTGCGTTATTTGCCTTATATTACAGCAAGCGTCATGCCATAATATGTTATGACGTTAAAATTAGGCGTAAGTAAGCGATAATTAAAGCTATAAACCTTTTACGGCATGGCAATTAATAAAAGCTAAATATCTAAAAGTGTATGGAAATACCTACTCCCAATAGACTACCGAAAACGGGAACGCATAACACAATCAACGGCTTACAACGATTTTTAGCTGTATGATAAAACCTACTCCCAACCTACACCTATTAAATGGTAGTAAAAACCTACCAGTAATCAATAAAATCATGTCCGGTCTGAAATCAGTGCCAATCAATAATTAAATCACAGAATTAATTGAGTTTCAAATCGTCAAAATGTCCGCTTTACCCCTATATATATATGATTATTCCTTGCCCTCTGCAAGAGGGTAGTTAATAAGCGCGGCGATAGCCGATAAGCGCAAGTAACCACGGAGTAAAGAATGAAGCACAAAAAGTTATCAAAATTATCAGTGAAGCGCACCAGGAAACTACAGAGAACTAATTACAAGTTTGGCACTGAAAAAAGTAAATTAATTAAACTTAAGGGGCAAGGCTAAACTTAACCAGGCGATACCAGCAACATGCGGATCGCAACACTAATAATAAGCCAGCCCCAGAAAACACCCGGAAGGCAGAGATAGATGGAAGACCAGGTAAAACCTAAACAAAAACAACTCGGAAAAACTAAAAAAGAGCTGAAACAAAGAGCCAAGATCATTGCAAGCGAGTTGATAAACGGAGCAACTAAATCAGCAGCCTGTATAACAGCAGGATATTCACCTACTTACGCAATCCAAAACGCTGGGAAAATTATAGAACATCCATTGATACAGCAAACATTCCGTAAACTTCTTGAAGATGCGGGGCTGACCGATGAAGCTCTTGCAGCTAAAATAAACAGCCTTGTAAACGCGAAAGAAACCAAGTTCTTTACACATCAAGGGGAAGTCGTGGAAACCCGCGAGGTAGAAGCACTTACAATTCAAGCAGATATGACAAAATTCGCAGCCGGTCTTATGGGACACAAAGGGGCAGGCGAAAGGCCAACACAGGGCAACTCTTACATTGATTTAAGTACAATTAACGTGCAAATAAACAGTTCGAGTGCTAAAGCAGGACTCGAATTAGATACGCAAGGTATCGATATTATTGATTAGGTAGTAGTGTAATTAGTGAGATGCCCCCAAAGATACCCCCAAACAGCGAGTAGTAGTAAGGGCATGACCACACACAAGCAAGGGCAGGGTAGACACAGCCCCATGCCATGACCAGGCAGGGGGGGTATGCGGCGTTTCGAGGGGTGGGGGTCGGCATCGTAAGGTGTCTCTGTAGACGCGGCAAATTTTTTAGAAATGAGATTTAGTAAAGCATAAACTATGCCAAAGATGAAGATAACGCCACTTGAGAAGTGCGGATACTATAAGAAATTTAAGACTGATGTTAAGACCGGGGAAGTTGTTATCAAGGACGATAAGATTAAGACGCTGAAGGATTTGGAGAAGGTTAAGAAGTGATACGGTTTGAACGACATCCAGAGATAGCGTTAAACGCGGCTGAGTACGCCACAGGGAAGTTTAAGACCGCGTACTCGAATGATTACCTTGCTGGCTTTGCGAATGTAAAGGCGGGGATTTGGAAGGAGCGGGATTTTTTGCGGGCGTTGTTTGCCAACGATCTCTGGTTTCTGGTGAATTACGGATTTGGGATAACGGACAAGGAATCGTGGAACGGGGAGAGGGCGCACCATCCGTTTGTTGTGCAGATGTGCAGGGATGTTGAGCGTGGGCCGAGGACTGATACATTGGATATATGGGCTAGGTTCCACTGGAAGTCAACAATTATTACCCAAGCCGAGACATTTCAGTTTGAGGTTAAGAATCCTGATTCCTGTACGGGGATTTTTTGTTATGCGCGTCCGGCGGCGAAGAAGCCGTTGCGTTCTTTGAAATCATTACTGGAACGGTCGGAATTGCTGCAATGGTGTTTCCCTGATGTGCTTTGGAAAAGGCCGGATGTTGAGGCTCCCAAGTGGTCGGAAGATGACGGACTGGTGTTGAAACGCTCCAATGCTTCGAGAAAGGAATCTTCGATTGAGGCCCACGGATTGATAGAAGGCATGCCCACAGGTTCACATTTTGAGCGTAATGTTTTTGATGACCTGGAAACCGAAGATATTCGGGACTCGCCCGACATGCTGGCGAAGGTGTTTAGTAAGTTTCAGATGGCTATCGTGAATTTGGGTACGGGGTCGGATTCCGATCAGAATAGGATTATCGGGACGTATTACAGTCATTTTGGGCCGAATGTTCGCGTCAGAGATATGAAATACCCGGATGGGCGCACAATGTATCATCTTAGATTGATAAGCGGATCGGATGATGGAACGAAGGACGGCAATCCTATATTAATGGGTCAAAATAGTTGGGAAAAAGCGAAGATGTCACCGCATTTTAACTCGCAACAGCTTTGCGATCCCACACCGTCCAGTGAGATCAGGTTGAACAGTGATTATTTGCAGCCGATTGAACCGGAGTTCATTCCACGGCAGATTTATAAATTCATGGTGTTGGATCAGGCAGGCGGCGATGAAACCGATAGGCAAAGTAAAGATTTGTGGTCTTTCGGTGTTATTGGAATCGAGCCGGTACTTGACGACATCGGGCAATCCAATGTTTACTTACTTGATATTGAAGCCGACAAGATGTCGCATTCCGAGGGCATTGACGGCATTGTGCGAATGTATGCCAGGAACGGCATTATTCAGCAAATGGGTGTGGAAAAAGTCGGCCTGTCAACCACTGAAATTCATATTTCCAACGCCTTGAGGGTTCGGGGCCGGAGGTTGTCTTTGGATGCTGGAAACCTCGTTCTTTTAAAACCAGCTGGGCGCTCCAAGGTTAAAAGGGTTGAAAACGCCCTGCAATGGCCGCTTAACAACGGGAAGATACACTATTCCACTGCGATTCCACAAAAATACATAGACGCGATTATCGAGGAAATGCTGAAATTCCCATTTTACCACGTTGATATACTGGACATGATTGCTTACGCATACGATTTATTTAAGGAATACCGTTTTCCTGTGAGTCGGCACGACATGAACCGAGAACGCGGTTTTAAAAACTGGCGAATGAAGTCAAAACCGAAATGGGATGGTGAATATCAAGAAACTTACGTTTCATAGGAGAGAAATATGGCAGCGACATTAACAGTAAAGGTTGAAGGCAATCCGTACATGGACGGCGAACAGGCTTTTAAAGTCATTCTGGATTGGGTTTCTCATACTGACGGCGCGGTTGCTTTGGCGATAGCGTCAACTTACGCCACAAGTAAACCCTTTGGCGATTTCGGGCCGCTTCCATCAAAGATACGGGGGAATCTGAAATCAGTGGAAACCGCACCGGGACTTTTGGGAGATCTGACAACCGCTTTGCCGACTGCCTACACGCTTACCATTTTGGATAAATACAGTCTTGATATTTTGGGCGGGAACGGTACGGCGCGGAGTGCTTCTGCCGCTCAGAAGTTAGTGCCTACAGAGGATTTATATATTGATTCCGAACTGACGTTGACAATAGCGAGTGCAGGCAGCGGGACAAAAGGTCGGATCATAATGGATTTTGAAAAATACGATGCTTAAAGGGCGATAATGGAAACACCGCAAAACGTTCCAGACCAGAGAGTTGTTTATCCTGATTTAATCGAGGATAAAAAGGGGCCTACTACCGTTCCCGAAAACGGCAAGTTTCAAAAACTGGTGGATCACTGCAAAAAACTCTATGACGATTTCTCTAAATCTAAATACCGGGGAGAAAAAATAAAGGAAATAGAGGATTCGCGCAGGGTTTACGAGCAGAAACCAGAACGGGAAGATTGGCCGTGGGAGGACGCGAGTAATATCGTTTTGCCATTGCTGACAATTACCGTTGATAATCTTGAGCCGCGACTTGTTGCCGGTATGATCGGCAAAGAACCAATCTGTATGTTTGAAATGGTCGGCCAGACGGAAAAAGACGACCAGACAAAACTTCTAGAAGATTGGTTTAATAAGACACTAAAAAACGAGGTCTATATTCATTCCAAAGGCAACACCATTGTTCACACGCTTTTGCTGGAAGGCACCTGGTACTCGATACCGTCTTACGACATTCAAAAAACCAAAAAACGGGATTTTGTTTATGATGAAACGGGAAAGATTGTAGTTGACCCTATTACGTTAATGGCTCGAACAGAGGACGTTGAGTCAACAAAAAGAGAGGGTTGTGAAGTCCAGACCGTTCCCTTTACCGACATTCTTTGCGCCGACAATATAGGAACGATTGACGAATGGGAACGTGCCGACAAAGGGAGAATTATCCGACCGACTTACGCCGAGCTTCAAAGAGAAAAATTAAAAAAAGGCTACATAACCAAAAATATCGGGCCGTGGATTTTGGGATACACCGACGACAAGCTCAAAGAAGAAGGTCAGTCACCCTCTCAGAAGGTAATGGATGTTGAAGTTATTGGCAAGGAAGTGATTGAATGCGTCGAATGGTATATTTCTTATTTTACATTAAAGGACGAGGAAGCAACTGAGGAAGAACAAGAGAATTTTGAGGAAGATCAGATTATAGCAACAATAGCCGTAAAGTCGGGAACCTTAATCCGGTTGCGATACCAGCGGGACGTGCGTTATGACAACACCAGTATCATAAACCGCATTAGATTGTTTCCCGAAGAAGGGCGTTCTTACGGTACTTCAATTTACGGAAAACTGAAATCGGTACAAAACGGAGCTTCGGATTTCTTTAACGCTGTTTTGAATACCGCTTATATTTGTATGATTCCGTGGTATTTCTACGAAGAATCGGCGGGAGTACCAAATGATGTTGAAATTGCTCCGGGTGAGGGCGTTCCGGTTGACTCTGTTAAAGGCATTCTTTTCCCCAATTTTAATGTTCAGCCACAAGTCTATATCGCCTTTATCGAATTGTTCATGCAGTTGTGGGAAAGAATTGGCAGCATAGCCAATCCGCAGATGGGCAGACCGGACGATGCGAAGAAAACCGCCACGGAAATAATGATGGTGGTGCAGGAAGGTAACATCAAATTTGATTATCAATCGCAGTCCACGAGGGACGAATTTATTGTTTTCCTACGGTCAATTTATGACCTCTATTATCAGCACATGCCGTATGACTACATGCATGTTTACAACGGCGAACCCACATTGATTCCACGCAAGGATATGAAACGCAACTTTAAGTTTGTTCTTACAGGTTCAACCGCAGCGGCAAATAAGATGATGGAACGGAAAGAGGCGGAAGACATTTACAATTTAATGCTGCCTAACCCGTTGTCGAACCCAATGTCTGCTTTTGAAGATTTATTGAAGGCGCACGGCAAGACGAATTTGAAACGGTATATTAACCCACAGGCCAAACTTATGCTGGATATGCTGGCATTTGCGCCCGAACTTCCAGAGGTTGCTAAAAAGTACATAGCACAGAAACAGGCGATTGAACAGGAAGTAACTGGCGCACCGGCGGGGAGTGGTGCGAAAAGAGTCAATACGACAATTAAAAATAAAACGGCGGTTCCGGTGGCGTAGAAAGGACTAGTATCAATGACCGAAGACGCAATGAGAAAAATAATCGGTGGCCCGAAGTGGTTTCAAGACATCGGGATTAATACATTCAATAAAGGAATCGCACTTGCTAAAAAACATGGGATAGAGAGAAGCGAAAATCTTGAAAATTTTTTATTTGCCGATGTTGTTAATATGATGAGTCGGCCAGCCATAGACCCGTTTTCGGAAGGAAAGTCTTATGTCCCTGCTTCTGAGTGAAGATGTTTTGAAATACCGTGAATATGAGGTTGATGCGGCAGTCAAAGTAATGAAGCATATTCTGGCCTCAAAGGATGCGAACGACTTGCAGCACAACACGGGTATGCTTGAGGCTATAAAACTATTTATCACCTTGCCGAACGTGATTGCTACTACGCCAGATGAAAAAATTTATGCAAAAGAGTTAATCGGCAAGACGAAAGACTTACTGGCAAACAAGATTGCCGATATGTATCTGTTCGAGGAATAAATGGACAAACTAGATAAACTCATTGCGCTTCTTAAAAAGTATGTTGGCAATAAACTTGCCTACATTAAAATAGAGGTATCCATTGAAGCGGGGAATATTGTCAACGTGAAAGTGGGAGAGAATATAAAACTTTAACCTATTCAAAGAATGGAGGGTAAAAATGATTGTAAATTTATTATTGATCGTGATGATTAGTTGTTTGATTCTTTCACTTATTGAACATCGGAAGGAATTAAAAGAAACAGAGAGTTTAAGAGAATTACTCCGGATGTATGATAAAGCGGAAAAGGTTATTAAAGATTGCGTTGTTTATGCAGAGCTTCCACTAACGATAAATGGGAACGGCATTATGTTACATTCATGCCTGATTGAAAATTTAGGGAAACGACCAGCAACCCCGGAGTTATTAAATATTTTAGGAGTAGTGGAAAAAAACTAATTTAACATAAGCTATCGAAAAAATCGAGGCGCATTTCACCGAAAGGTGGTGCGCCTTTTTTTATTTCGTCACCGGATGACGCAAACTCCGAGAGAAGAAAGGATGGCAATATGGAAAAAGACGACGAAAAGTCAGAGGAAGAAATTGACGACGAAAAGTCAGAAAAGAAAACAGACAAGAAGGACAAACCGGACAAAGCCGAGAACGATGAACTGGAAGATGCAGACGGAGTAATGCTGGAATTGAGTGGTGACGCGGTTGACCTTAACGGTGAGAAAAAAACCGTGACACTGGAAGAAGAAACTGAGGACAAAAAAGAGAAAGCCGAAAAGAAACCGGATAAAAAAGAGGACAAGGACGAAACCGATTACAAGGCGGAAGTGGAGAAATTAAGACGCGACAAAAGCGATTTAAAAAAAGCTCTCCACGAGGAACGGCAGAAAAAGAAAAACAAGGACGAAGAAGCCGTTGCGCTGACTGAAGCTGAATTGCTGCAAATCATGGAGGAACACAAGGACGACCCCAAAGTGATGTTGAACGCCATGAAATACCTGGCGCAGCAACAAGTCAAGGGAGTCAAGAAAGAAGCCGTTGACGAAGTTGAGACGGCGGAAAAAAGACGCAAGTTCGATTCGATTATCAGGGAAAGATACCCTGATTTTGACGATGATGAATCTCCAATGCGTAAAAGTGCGGAGAAGGCAAAAGAAGTAATGTTGCTGAAAGAACATCCTTACGGGGATGTGCTTGGCACGGCAATTACGGTTTTTGCAAACTTACCCAACATTTCAAAGTATTGGTTTGAACAGGGCAAGAAGGCTGCCACTGACGACAAGGTAAACGCTGCGAGGGAGAAACAAATCAAGGACGGGAAACTCACACCCCCCGGCAGTAAAAGTGATGTGATTATCAAAGACACTGGAAACGAACTTACCGAATCGCAGATGGAGACAGCCAAAAAGTTCGGGTTCGATAAAGACCCGAAGAAAATGAAAATCTATAAAAGCCAAATACTAGGAAGGAAGGGGTAATGCCATGACTGAAAATAATAACACGGTGCAAACCGCAGAGGATAAAAAAAAGAAAAAGCAGACGGCCATGCAACATGCCAGAGATGCAAAAAAGAAAAAGAATGAAGTTATAGCCGAGCCAAAAGCTCCGACACCGGAAGTAAGCAACAACCTGACCCCCGAAGAAAAGGCCATTTTCCAGCGGGTAGCGTCAGAGGATAGAAGTTGGGAAACCATCAACGAAGGCGATGTTGATGATTATTCGCTTTCAGCAGACCCGTTTGAATTGCCGGAGCCAGCTAAGAAACTCCGCGACAAAAGAGAATTTGCTTTTCGTTGGATTACAAGAAGTACGGCCAGATTGGACGAGATTAAGAATAAACCGGAAATTTTCAAATGGTGGCCGGTTAATAGGACAAGTCCGAGAAGTCGGATATTCGACCCTTATATTGACCCCAATAACGGCTGTGTATCGCGGGAAGATCAGATGTTGGTTTTCAAACCATACTGGCTTTTCGAGAAAGAATTGAATGTTAAACGTGGAATTGCTGACAACGCCACGGCAAGCAAGGACATTGCTGCCAAGAAAGAGGAGAAAGGCGGCGCACAACTTGTCGGGACGAACACGGTCAGTAAATCACGGTTAAGCGTAAACAACGGAGATATTTCTTACTCTGGCGAAGATGAAGCGGATGCCGAATTAGGTATTACCACTTCAAGAGTCAGCGAAAGCGATCTCTCTGTTACTGAATAAGGAGATTTTAACATGGCGAATACGGATGCGGCCTTCGGGCTTAAACCGTACGGTAACGTGCTTCGGGCTACATGGTATCCCTTTGCAACTACCTATGCGGCAAATATGTTTCATGGAAGTCTAATCCAGTCGGCGGCAACACAGACTGGGTTAGTATGTAAGGCATTTGGCGGCGATACCCGGCAGTCGGTGACAACTTGTACTGCTGGTGCGGCTGGCCTTGTGCTTGGTGCGGCAATCGGGTTTATGGATTCAGACGGAGACCCGATACTTTATTTCCCGACAGGGACGGTAGGAGATGGCGTTGTCGGCGGTTATGTTCTGGTAGCCGATCATCCCGATCAGACCTTTATTGCGCAGGAAGATGGCGACACAACGCCTATCGCAGCGGCAAGTATCGGATTGAATGTTCAAATGACAGCGGAATCCGGCAGTACCACAAAAGGTACTTCCACACAGGAATTGGATTCCAACACGGTAAACACTACAGCTACGTTGGCTCTGCGTCTTGTCCGTTCTTACAAGGACGACACAGTGGCATCAGCGTATTGCCGATGGATTGTAATCATTAACCCAGGTGCTAGTTTCTATTCTAGCGACACCGCAGTTTAAGGAGGACTAAACTATGTGGACACGATCAAGATTTTTGAATGAGTATGTCCCTGGCCTCTTTACTGTGGCTTTGGACAGTTACATGAGCAAACGGGCTGAAAGCAAATATTCGCAGCTCGTCAACGTAAAAGAATCAATGAAAAAGAAAGAAGAAGATTCCATCAGATCGGGACTTGGACTCCCGGTTAGAAAGGGTGAGGGTGCGCCGATCAGCTATGACGTTGAAATCGAAGGCGCAAAACAAGCCTGGGTGCATGATGTCTATGCGCTCGGTGTTCGGCTTACAGAGGAAGCCATTGACGACAACCTTTATCATTTACGGGCTGGCGGGAAAGCCGATGACCTGGAAGATATTTTCAAGGATTTGGGCGATTCAATGGCCGAGAATCCCGAAGTGGAAGTTGCTAAGTTGTTCAACTACGCAACCGCTACGACCTACCATACGACACGTGACAGCGTGGCTTTCTGCTCCGCTTCTCATACCCGTCTGGATGGTACGACTTATTCCAACTACGGCACTTCTACCGACCTGACCTATTCGACGTTCTGGGCAAATCTGGTTGCGTTTGAAAACCAGTACGATCACCGCTCCAAACGGGTACAGAAGAAAGTCAAGAATTTATGGGTTCCCCCGCAGTTGGAGAAAAACGCAATCGAAATCCTGAAGTCAACCGACAGACCGGACACCGGCAACAGAGCCATCAATGCCTACGCTAAGTCTGGCCGTTCCATTACCCCGCAGGTGTGGTCGTACATGACCGATGCGGATATGTGGGTGCTTCAGGGAGACGGGCGCGGAGTCATCATGTTCTGGCGGCGCAAGACTCGTTTTGCACGGGAAAAAGAGTTCCAGACCGGCGATCTTATGTGCAAGAGCGATCAGAGATTTTCAGTTGAGATTGCCGATGAAAGAAGTTTCTATTTCAATGTTCCTGCGTAATATCAACTACTTACGCAAACTTTAACCTTTCCGGGCGGGGTAACTCAAAAGCCCCGCTAGGAATTAACGGGTAAGCGGAAGTGCAATTCTTCCGGGCAGTGCATGGAGTGAAAGACAGGGCAGTGTTCCTAGTTTAAGGAGTCTAAAATGAGTTTTACGAATTTTCCAAACGGCGTAACAAGTTTTAATGTTCCGCTTTTCGGTGAGAGTATTAGGTTTTCAAGTCCGTGGGCGACACACTATTTTGTTGACGGGATAAGCGGCAGTGACGGCAATAATGGCAAGACACCCGACGGGGCATTTGCCACTATTCAAAAAGCCGTAACTACTTCAACGGGCGGGGATGTTATTTACATCCGCCCAAAGCAATACACGATGGGAACGGGTTTTGCCCGCTACAGCGAAGATGTTGTTGTTGCTAATACCAGCGCAGCAAGCGCATCTACTGCTCCACAGGCAGGTAAATCAATAATCGGTGTAACTCCGCGAGGCGTGGCTTCCGACTTTTTGGGCGTAAGATGGAAATTCGCCACGAATACAAACCTTAACGTAGAAGCACCCGCGACCCACATAGAAAACATCGGGTTCTTTTGCGAGGGAGCAACGGCGGGGATATATTTTGAGGGTGATGGTGCAACTTACACAAAGGCCGGACACACGGGTTCTTCACTGTATAACTGCGCGATCAAGGGCGAGGGTGGTATTTTGGCTAACGGCTCTGATAGTTTGCAGATTATAAAATGCCAGCTCCAAGCCAAGTATGACGGGAACACATGCGGTATAATCATCACGCTTGACGGAACTAACGTGAACAGACGACCCGTAGTCCGTGGATGTCATTTCCTCGGTGGTAATGGAACCGCTATGGATTCCGCTCCGATAATCTGGACTGGTGCAGTTGAGAACGGGCTTATCGCTGATAACTATTTTGATTTAGGCACAACGGTACAGATCAACATTGCCACTTCCGGCAGTTCTGGTTTGATTGTCAATAACTTCTTTGCTGAAGCCGACCTATCAACAACCTTCATTGTTCAGAATGGAATGGTTTGTGTGGCGAACTGGGATGTAACAGGTATTAACGAATCAGCATAACGTGTAAATCTTATGGGGGAGAGGGAAACTTCTCCCCTGTAAAGAAGGGATAATATGGAAATCATTATCAGGGGCAAACACGATCATTTTGGCAAGACCCGTTCCGAACAGGAAACCAATATGCGCAAGGAATGGGGCACTACAATGACTGATGGACAACTGGATAAATTAAAATATCTGGAAAAAAAGATAAAAGATAAAACAGGACAAAAAAAGAATTTCATAACGGGCATAGACATTGACAAGGTAAAATAATGACTGGTGGCGTTGTTGTAGTTCACAGGGATACGGATTATCTTTCGACCGGAACGCATAAGGGTTCTACGTCTGTTACTATTACAGACATAGGCAAGGACTTTAAATCGTGCGGGGTTTATGCTGCGCTTGCCGTTTACAATGATACCGATTCTACCAATGGCCTTGTGGTTTCCGTGACCGAAAACACCGTTACCACAGATATTACATTTCATAACGGCGACACCTATATAATTTATAAAACCGGCACATATAATTCGGTTATCTCGAAACACTACACTGACAGGCGTTTCGGTGACAAGGTTACAAAAAAAACAGAATTGATTGACGGGATAAAACCAAAAGATCGGGATTGGGACGAACACCGTAAAAATGTTTTCGGCCCCGGACAACCTATGAGGGACTAAATGGGAGTCACAATATCAACATCGGCCTATTATGAAGGTCTGACGTTAAATGATCTGGAAAAACATATTTTGTTTGAAGTCGGCAGTATTTCAGGCACGAACGTCAGCTATGACAAGTTTCCGCAATGGCTTATCCGGCAGAAGCTAAACGACCGGCAGAACAAATTTGTTTTTCTAAGCCAGTGCCTAAAGAAAACCGCGCTTATCAGGCTGAAGGCCGATTACAATACCTTTAAACTGCCCACAAACTGCATGGACGGCGGGGTAATAGGCAAGCCGCGATATTACAGCGACACCGATGAATATATTACTCTGGATATTTACACAACTCAATATCTTGATGAACATTACGATGGATGGAGAGTTGAAGATTCCAGCGAGCCAATTATTTGTTACATGGGCGAATCACAGGGAAACATACCGCTGATCGGCATTTATCCGCCAGTTGACACCGATGGAACGGATTATACTCTTGACCCCGATACAGGAATAACCATCGGTGAAGATTTCCCCGGAACGACCACAAACATAACCGGCACGGCGACAAGCGGTGCTGCAACTACGTTAGGCGATACGGCAGTTGACTTTACCGCGCTTGGATTAGTTGCTGGAATGGCCGTTAATAACGTCACCGATGGAAGTTCCGCCGTTGTATCTTCGACCGCAGATCATTCATTGACCATTACCACTTTATCAGGCGGTACGGCGAACGTCTTTGCTGCCGGTGATTCCTATGAAATTCTTGCCGGTGAATACGGAGTCATTACGTCATGGGACGATGACGATGTTGTTATCTTCGGTTCAGAAGTAGGCGAAGTGTCCAACATTACCGTGCCTGCCGGCAATCTGGAAATAGATTTTATCCCATATCCGATTCCTTTTCCCGATACCGGAAACGAAAATCAATATCCTGAAATTCCGAAACTCTATCACATGGCACTGGTCAACGGCGTTGTGGCGGATCTCTTAGGTTCATTCCATGAGAGTTCAAAAGAATTTCAACGAGCGGAGGCTTACGAAGCCAAGTTTAACGCTTCAGCAATGACCGCAAGAAGTAAAAAAGATGGCAGACCATTTAAAGACAAGAGGTCGGTTTTGAAACCCAAGAGGCACAGATAATGCCGTTAGAACTGGTTTATTTTCATAGAGGTCTTTCTTTTGATGCGCGTTCCGCCTTGCAGAAGGGCGGCTTTCTCAAGACCTGTAAAAATATCAATCTGGAAACAGAAGGCACTTCTACGCTTCGAGATTCTTACGCCGCGATTAATTCAACGGCAATCAATTCAGTTCATTCCGCTAAAATATATGGAAGCAAATTATTTGTCGGTGACAGCACTTATTTACGATACAATGCTTTAACGGGTGATTTTTCCGATCTGTACGCTGCTTTTGGCGGACTTCCCTTTACCTTTGAGGAATACAAGGATTTTCTTTTAGGGACAAATCAAACCGAATTTATAATGGCGGATAGCAGCAATAACGTCTATCCCGTCCAGGTGGCGAATCCGGCATTAGCGGCCAATGGTGCGGCTGGTGCGGCTGGAAACCCATCTGGACACTATATGCTCTATGTGTCCTTTTATATTACTTGGCCGAATGGTCAGACCTATGAAACCGGATTAAGCCCCGCAAGTGCCGATGTCAGCGTTACCAGTCAGGCAATCTCGTGGACGGCCATTCCCGTTTCTACCTACACGGCTTATTACGGCACGGCTGCGACAATTTACCGGAAACTTTACCGTGGGCCGGGAACGGGCGGGACGCTTACTGATATTTATTACGTTGCCACTGTTTCGGACAACACAACCACCACTTACACGGACGATGCCTCTGACGCTACGCTTTTGACCAATGGTGCGGAAACTGTATCAACTTACATTCCCGTCATTATCCCAAAATACTTCACGGCGCATTATGGCCGGTTGCACATAATTGATTCCACTTTTCCTCATAGACTTTATTACACCGAGGCCGTTACAGGTTCGACTTCCGCAGAAAATGAAGTCCTGATGCCGTTGGCAATGGAAACTGATAGTTGGGACGACATGAGGGTATCAGGGTTGAAAGAGGTTGACCCGCAGGGCATTATCACATGGGAACAAA